CGGTATGGAAGAGGGGTTACACCTGGAAACGGAGTGCTAGATATGGCGTCAGATAGGCTGGCAATCTTTTTTCCGGCCTCAGGTGGGCGGAAATAAAATCGCTCGACAGGAATGGCGTCATCTAGGGAGATGCCAATAACTCGCTCGGCATTGGATAGAAGTTGGTGCAACTCAACTTTACCGGCGCCGCCAGCTCTAGCAGTTTGAAGGGAGTCAATAAGCGCAGCTCCAAGCGCGGCATTTCCCCCGGCCATCTCATTAGCCAGTGCTTTAGCTTGTAGCCAGTTACTCTTGATTGTGCCGGCCTTCACAGCTTCTTTGGCAGTCTCGAACTCACCGGCTGGAATTGTTGGCAAGTTATCAAGATGCTGGATAAGCCGGGAAGCTACATCGCCCCTGGTATAGTTACCCTTGCCTGGGTCGCCACTAGGTTCCCAGGGGCGCACTGCGGTAGTTCTAGCATCCTGAACCTCACGGAAGAATTTACCGGCGCGGAAATGCTCGATAGTTCCACCGATGCCGGCACCAAGGCCGATGCCGATAACAGAGTTCCAGATAAAGTCCTTAGTTTCCCAGCCCTCAAAGAAGGGACTCTGGTGCAGTGCGCCGGTTATCAACCCCTCAGCAGCGAGCGCGTGAATGGAGTTATCTCCGAGGCCAAGAGCAAATGCCTTAGTCCTAGCGGCAGATAGTTGGGATGAAACGGCTAGGGCGCCCTTGGAATATTCACTGACCGCGCTTTCCAGCAGCTGCTTACGCGGAGAAGAAAATACGCCGGTGAAGCGCTGCATGGTAGCGCCTGCTTTACCAAGCTGAGCTGCTTTCACGAATGCACTGGCGCCGATGCCAAGGCCAATAGACCCCACCAGAAAACCAGCTGTGTCAAAGGCGCTCTTGTTTTCTTGATAGTACTTAGACGCATCTTCGCCGATAGTATTTTTCACCCAATCAGCAGTTTCTTCAGGCTTGTAATCAAGGCCGGCCCATTGGCCATACCAGCCGACGGTGTTATAAATGGAGTTGGCCGCGCTCAGGATAGTGGCAGCGCCGCCATAGAAGATCTTATCTGTGATGCCAAGACCGTTAGTTTCAGCGATGCGCTGGTTCTCAATGCTCTTTGCGATGATGTCAGGTAAGCTCATTTATTATCACCTTATTTTGTGCCGAACATGGGAATTGCCAGAGATTCGGTGTAACTTATATCCGCAGCACGCCGCTTTGCCTCAGTAATCTTTGCGTTGATAGCAAGTTCTGCTTCGCCGGCATTCAGCAGATCTACGCGCCTGGTCACCGCACCAGACCCGAACAGGCCGGTGCCAGGAGTTGTAACTGGAACAAGTGCGCGTTTCATGAGCGGAAGGCCAAATAGCATTGGATCGACGGCGCCATTGATAATGTTCTGGTGAACTGCCATAAATGCAGCAAGTTCAACAGCAGCCTGCCCGGCGCTCATCGTTCCTTTCGCAACTTCTTCAGCAGCGTAACTGGTGAGAGAGCTGGCGGTCAGCTTAGTTTCTGCAGGCAGCTTGGAGAGAGTGCCTTTCCACAGCGCAGTCTTGTTAAGAACTCGCTGATTTCCGTAGAATCCTATCGGGGCCAGCGCATGGGGAGCGAAAGAATCTAAGTCGCCAGCTGCCGCTTCTTGAACTTTCTTCATCATTTCCTTATCAGCCAGCACGGCAAGTTCCTCTGGCTTCTTCGGCGGGATTTTCTGCTTGTCTGTGAAGCTCTTGATAACAGCAGCTTCGGCCGCGACAGTCTCAGTTGATAGATAGTCCCGTAGAGTCTTGCGCCAGCTTGGTTCCAGTAGTGAGCCGCCGGCCTTCATAACATTCTGATACGTTGTGTATGCGCCGAAACCAAGAGCGTTGCCCCGCGTCGCAGCCATGGGAATAAGTGAAGCAGAGATAGCAGGGTCGGCGGCCAGAACTTCGACAGGGATGCGCGCATCAATCTTGCGGCCGAACAGTTTCTCACCAGTTTGGCGCACCAGCGCTTCGTAGGCATCTTTTCTCTTAATGTCTATCTTAGCTTCGCTGAGCCGCAGCCTAGCTGTTTCCAGGTTAACTGAATCCAGGATGCGCTGGCGGGACTTCTCAGCGGCGTCAGCTTGCAGGGTGTAGATCTGAGTAGCGGCGCGAATGCGATCCATACCGCTGTTGAAAGTATCCTTGAGTGCGGCGGCGCCAGTTAACTTATCCTGGACAAGCTGTTGGTTAAGTTTGATCTGGCTTGCGAAGGCAACATTCTGCAAGGCCGCGTCCCTTTCAACTTGAGAAGTTACTTGCTTGCCGGAAATGATGACCTGTGCTGCTTCCGATCCTGCGGCCGCGCGCTCATGCATAAGTTTCGCGGCCACGTCAGCTTCTCTGGAATACTGCTCAAACTGAGCCCCCTTCTGATCCAGCTGCACCTGGTTAACAAGCCATTGGATAGGGTTATCAGCAAGTGAGACGCCGCGCAGTTTCTCCATCTCCAGCATACTCATCTGGAGTTGCTGCTGCTTTCTATCCAGAGTTGCGGCCAGCTGAGAGAACTGGGAAGTATCATCATTCGGATCCAGACCGAGCTTCTTAATCATGCCCAGCATCTTGCTTTGAGCATCTGCCTCGCGCGCAACTTCAGCTTCTTTCGCGGCCAGGGTTGAAACCAGATTCTGCTGGCCCATCTGGTAGTTAGCTTCGGCGATCTGTGAAACTAGCGAGGCGGTCTCATTTGTAGCTGCATCATAAGCCGCACCAGGCCCGGAGTTTAACCGCGCCAGATCGGAGACAAGAGAGTCAAGAGAGATTTGCTGGGCCATGATTTAGATCTCCTGCGCGGCAGCACTTGCGCTGGCCCGCGCCACTTCAAACATACAGCGGTAGATGTGCAGAGCCGCCTCATTCTCACCGCTATTCATAGCTTCCAAGCATGGAACCAGGAAGTCAGTATATAGGCCTGTGAAAATCTCGTCAGCAAATTCCAGCTGGGAGATAAGAGAGACAATTTGCGGAGCTTCTGCATAGTACTGCTTAACAAGTTCCCGGCGCTCAGAAGTTTCTTGCATGAAAGTATCGCGGAACTTGCGCGCGTCTTGAAGCTCCTTGCAATCATCTTGGAAAGGCTGGCCGGAGGTTGCCATTGCTTTCATGACGGCAGTAGTGATGAAGCAGTCGTCAAACAGCCCTAGCGGGTCAACCCAATTAATGTCAGCCTTTTTACCGATTGCGCCCAGCAGTGGATCAAAAGCTACTGCGCTGGCATTCAACTTATCCATATCAGATACATTTGGATCCGTGATATAAGCGATGGGATCCAAACGCTCAGAATCTGTGTGACTAATACCAAAGGTATCTCCTACCTTACCAAGAAATTGCTCAGAGGCACCGATAGCTTTATCTCCAAGCAGCCCCCCAACAAGAGATCCCAACGGCCCAGCAAAATAAGAGCCTACAGCAGAACCGGCAGCTCCCCTAAGGTCTCCAGCAGCTGCGTAACCCAGAGCTGGAAGATACGGAGCCGCGGTAGAGAACATATCCCCAAAAGATGTGGAATCGAAAAAGCCGGCGCCGGAACTTGCAGCAGCCCCGCCAGCCCCAGTACCGGCCGTAGCAGGTGCCGTGATAGCCGGGGTGGAGGAAAGAGCGCCGCTGCCAGAGAGGATAGCATCAAGGCCGCCACCAGTATCACCGAATAGATCTATTGAGCCAGAGTCTCCGAACAGGTCGGAGACGGCAGTAGGAGCCTGGGAAACTGTAGGAATAGCGCTTTGAAAAGCTTGCGGAGTTCCACCAGGCTGCATTACTAGGGAGCTTGAACTGGCAGGGACAGCGCTGGCACCAGCACTAGCAGCCCCAGCAGCTGCAGCTTCACCGCCGTTGGTCAGGTACTTATAGCCAGCGTACAGAGCCAACGGGTTAGCAAGAGCGCCAAGTGTTGGAGGAGTAACAGCTTTAGCTGAGCCGGTTAACTGACCCAACTGCCCGGCCGCGCCAGATGCAATCTGAGCAGCGTTCTGCTGAGTAGCGGCATTTTGCAACTTTGCATTGATGATAGTTGCAAGGGTATCATTTGTAGCTTTTGCGCGCGCGTCATTTTCCATCTGGGCCAGCGCAGTAGAGTTATAACTGCCGGCGGCGCTTTGAGCTACCCGGTTGGGAGCAAAAGCCTGTGAAGATTGCTGGAGAATACTCTGCACCAGAGCCTGCATCTCCTGCTCAGAGATAGTCTGACCTTGGAGTTGCGGGGCCAGCGACTGGAAAATCTGGTTGAACTGCTGAGTTACAGCAGGGTCAACAGTCTTGGTAGTGGTACTGCTGGAACCCAGAAACAGTTTGCTGAGAATATCAGCCAGGCCGGCTACGTTGCCAATTGCCTGAGAACCTTCGTTAGTAGCCATGATAGTATCCTTTTAAAGGCAGTGAATGTAGACTAGATCAGTTGCTATGCCGGTCGCCAACTGCTGGATGACACCAGAACCTGGAGCCGTTGGGGACAGGGAGCCGGCACTGGCATCGGAGAGGTAATAGAGGGTTTCCGGAACTGCGCCTGTTACTGGCAGAACACCGAAGCCCAGGATAAGTTCCAGAGTTTCCCCGGTGCTGCCGCCGTAGTTCACATAGCCTACAGCTCGCTTTCCAGAAGCCCCGCCGATTGCCATCTTAGCTTTTAAGGTGCTACCATCAAGGTAGAGATAGGCCAGCTTACCAGCAGTTATATCCTCGCCGGCGACGCAGAAGAAGCGGTTCAAGTTCTGAGGCTGACACATTCCCGCCGGATCAGCTAAGCGGGATGGAAAGTCACTAAGAGGCGGGGTTATCACACCGCAGGAATAGAGGAAGTTATTGTAAACCATCCTCATACCGGAATACAGTGGATCTACTGCCTCTGAGATGTCCTTTTCAGGGCCATTATAACTACGCAGGATGTTGAAGGAGAAGTTACTCATCGAATCATTCCAGTCTTTAGCAACTTTACGATAGCAGAGGATAAGTCAAACTGGCCTGAAAAGCAAATAAGGTGATTTGCCCCTGTGACCCGAGCTGGGAAGCTGGTGTACAAGCCAGCAGTATCTCCGGAGCACAGCATGGATCTATCGACAGTTTCCCCTGTGTTGGAAGTGCCAATGTAACACGTTGCGCCAGAGGCTTCTTTTGCTGAGATGCCGGCTATCAACGTGTAAAAACCGCGCGCCATCTGGAATGGGCCTAAGACAACCACCCCATCAGAATCGGTGCTCTTGACATCATCCCAAAGCAGGCTAGCAGACCCATTAGCAGCTATAAATGAGACAATAGAATTGCCGAAAACACGGCCAAAAGATTCGCGACTGAACGCTTCCTCAATAGTTTGCGTCTCAAAGTCCTCGAAGATCAACTCCTGCAACTGGCGAATGCGCAGGAAAGTGACAGCTGTATCAAAGGGCCACTGCCGGCAGAATGCGTGCGGCGTTGCTACCTTACCGTAGCGCCCGAGGGAGTTCAGGTAAATAAGTGCGTGGGAGAAGTTAGATGTATCAGCGCCGGCTTCATACTCTTCCTCTGTAATTCCTCGATAGCTACAAGCTAAGATGCCGCCGGCAATCGCAGCCAGGCCTGCAGAAACATCATAAACTTGTTCCTCAGTGATAATAACAGTTTCCAGATCAAGGGTGTCCAGCAGCTTGGCAGCGGCCAGTGCTGTCACCTCATGGAACACTGTTGTCAAGTCGCTTTTTATCAGAGCAGAGAAGTTCGCACCCGATTTGATAAGATGCTCCTGCGATCCGTCCTGAGAAACATCAGTTGGCGAGGAGATTCCAGCAAGACCGCTCATCTCGGAATAGATAAACGGGGTGCGGAAGTCCTGTGAATACTGAGCGTACAGGCAATTGGTGTCAGTATAGATAATAAAACCACCCTTGGCGCGCTTGCACAATTTGATGTCACCGCGCGCATCTTGAGGGGATTCGCTACCGGCGCCAGTTACAGAGGATGGCACAAAGTCAACTGGAGAAACCAAGGAGCTGCGATAGACTGATGTTTCATCCCATAGCATTAGATAGCCGGAGGAAGAAAAGCAGCCTAGAATGTTAGCAGCAGTTATTCCTGTCAGGGTAACGTTAGCAACGGCGCCGGCCGTTATCTCCATGCACTTCACGTTGGAGAAGTAAATGAAGGCGCGCCCGTTCACAATGGCCAGGGAAATGAAGGCGGCTGTTATGTCCGAAAAAGCTACTGTCTCTGCGAAGATCTGCTCCCACTCCCCGGCCCCAGATAGAAACCAGTGCCCATTGTTGCCACTGTTAGTTGAATCTGTCACATAAGCGTAGAGATAAGTTAACCCTGGTGAGATGGAGACAGTGTGCAAACAGTGCAGTTTCGCAGTGCTGGAGATAGCACTTGCAACCTGCAAAAAGTTAACAGATTTATACCCAGTTGGCGTAGGCAGTACGTTGTCAGCATAAATAAGGGTAGGGACAACTGTATCGAAGTCGGCAACCTTATCATTCTTAGATATGTGCCGGGGACCGGATAGATCAAGTTCCTGAACAATTACAGGATCGCGAACATGTCTAGAATTCAGCGGGATTCGCGCGCTGGCTAAGGTAATTGAAACTTTCTTTGGGGTTGGCATGTTCGCAATTCCGGTTGGATTAGCTAGGCCAGAAGATTAGGCAACACCGTTAGTGATGCGAATGGACATAGTATCGCTAGTTGTAGCAGCAGCGCCGGCATTAACTACGCGCTTAACCCAGATGGCCTTAAGGTAACCTGCTGGAATGTCGCCTAAGGAAATAGCGGTGCCAAGGGTTGCAGCATCTACGAAGGAGACACCGGCAGGGGCTGTCACCGTGTCAGCTATAGCCAGCTCGCAGGTATTATTAACAGCTTCATACTGCTGGGATGCAATCTGAGTAGGAAGAAAGGCAGCTTTTAGCCCCAGGCCAATCTGCGCAGACGTATCAGCGCTGCTAGTCTGAGAATTGATGTAGGCTTTAACACCTAACAGCGTAAATGTGGTTGCATTTCTGACATATAAAACACGATAGTCCGTTCTACCAGCCGCCGCTGTAGCCGGTTGGATGTTATCAAAAAGTTTCTGGCTAGCCACACTATCCTTAAGTTCATAGAGATAGCTGAAACCCTCATCATTAGCAGCGCCCAGGCTTGGACTGGGTATATGAGATAAAAGTTGGTAAGACATTGTAAACTCCTAATGGACTGAATATCAAAGCACAACTGACCAGCTGATGTTATTTGTGCTACTTACGTTGTAGTGTTGCCAACTGACAGTCTCTGTAATGGCTGCCGGAATTGCTACCGACCAACTATCAGTTAACTGAACAGATATTTCCAGTCCGACACTCCAAGAATCTTCAGTAGACACACTAGCGGGGGCATAGAAGCTCCAAGACAGCTCTAAATCGTAAACAGTATCCAGGTCTGTTGACCAAGAACTAATTGCTGTTACTGCAGAAAATAACTCTGCAGCCCAAGATAGCTGTACCTCAGATGTAGTTGGGGCTACCAGGCTCCAAGTGCTAGCTTGGGTAACCTCCAGAGGGCCGTCTATTGAGAAAGTTTGACTAAAATCTGCACTCAGCGCCGAGCTACTTGACCAGGATATAGTCTGATTTACAGCTGTGACAGTCGCAATGGCCCAGGATATTTGACTGGTGCTATACTCAACTGATGCAAGACTCCAGGAGAAGCCAGCTACAATGCTGGTGCTCCAGTCGAAGATTTCCCAGGAGTCAGTTAGATCAATGGATACTGGGGTCAGCAGGGCCCAGGAAATTTGCTTGCTTTCTGCAATAGAGCCAAAGGTTTCCCACTCGAATCGAAAATCTGCCTGAACTAGGTAGATTCCAGAGGTGCCGCAAATATCTCCCGGCTCAGTTGGTGGGGTGAAGTTGGCGGTGTAGCGGGCAACGCCTTTGGTTATGCGAAGGTCGTCGATGTAGCCGTTGAGAAAGTATTCTGTATATCCGGAACCAGCATATGAGTTCATACCAATATACAACCCATCTCTTCGGACCAGAAAATCTGTTGTACTGGTAGCAGATGCAATAAGGTTTCCATCTGCGAATAAGAGTAGCATGCCATCTGATTGTGTGATTGCGATGTGAGAGAATGAATTTGACAACACGCCGTTGGCTGTTAATACATCCACTCCGTTTACGTGAACATGAACATTGTTATATGTAGTAGACACAGAAAAGTAGGCACCGTTTGTATATGATGGCCTAGTATCAAGTATGTAATTATTAGTATTTGACTCTAAATTATTCTTCAGTAAGTGAAATTCTACTGTAAATGCTTCAGTTCCAAATGCATAATCAATGGTTGGTGAAACTACAAGGTAATCCCCATTCCCATCAAAATAAGCACTCGCACTGCCGAATTTGCTTTGTGCTGTGCTGATCTGTGCGTTTCCGTATGGTGTTACCGTGTGGCCAACTTCATCAACGAACCCAACCTCATCCATATGCATTAGCAGCACAATCTTATCGCAGTACGGATCTGCGTTAACTGGAACGGGAGAGAGATTCTTAATCTCCCCGACCAGTGGATTGTTTGCTGCTGGATATAGCATGGCTGCTAGCCTGGCTTTGGTTAGCTCAAGTTGCTGAGCCAGTTGCAGATCGCATAAGTCCCGTCCGGCCCGAGAGTCCAGATAAGAACATCCTTCGCACTGGCTCCGGTGGATAGTGTCGGAGTTGTGCCGCCAGAGAACTTCCAGAAGCTGTTGAAGGCTAGAGTTTTTGCTGCCGAAGCGTGCTGAGTGAATTCGATAACACCAGATTGCATCTCGCCGGCAGTGAAACCAGTTGGCGCGGCCAGCGTGGTATCCTCAGTCATGGTATGATAAAAGTGACTGTTAGCAGAGAAGTCAACAACAATGGAGGCTGAGCTAGAAAGCAACTCAGAATAGATACCAACTTGCGGCGCAGTCCACTGGTTTCGCTGATCCAAGCAAACATTGCATAGTCCATCGGCGGTGGGAGTATACGGAATCCAACCTGTGCCGTCAAACTGCCAAATATAACCGGCCGAATCAACATAAGTTTGGCTAGTTGTAGGATCAGAGGGGAAATTTAACGTAGCCACGGCGCTGTCCTCAGTTAGAGTACTTGGTCAAGTCGAAGTTAAGAGTCCACTTCTGCGGGGCGATTGTAGCCAGCGTTCCGCCAGCGTTCGGCAGGTGTATGCGTACGGTGCTGGGAACCAAAGGAGTGGCGATGAAAACATAATCAGTGGTGGCTGAGATGTAGAAAGAGCTGCCATTGCCTGACAGAAATGGAAAATATACCCTGTGCCCTACCGGGACAACATCAGTTTCCACGCACTCGATATAGGTAGAGATAGCGTCCGGAACTGTGCCTGAAGTGTTAGCCACAGATAGAGCAGGCACAGCCATGAGATTACTTAACGAAGTACTGAGTAGAGTTCTAGTAAAGCCTGTGCCACTTCCGGAACTGCCGCCAAAGCCGTCACCGCGCGGGGAGATCCACTGGTCGGTGTCGCCGTCATTGAACTTAATTCGCCAAAAGCCGGTATTAGTATCCAGCCAAAGCCGATTGGCCCCAGTGGGGGCAACAGCTCCAACATACGGAATGCGCCCCTTAAGAGCGCGAACTTCCGCAGCTAGGCAATAAGCGAAATCTGCTCCTACCGGCCTGGTTTCATCATCCACATCAACATAAGAACAATCTGGAATAGGCATGTTAAATCCTTTAATCTTGGTGCTATTACTTAGAAAGCATTGCTTTCAATCCTGTCATCAACGCCTGCCACACACCTGAAGCTGCCAAAGCTACGAGACCCAGTGCGACAGACCACTGTATACGAACAATGCCAGTACGCTGTTTGCGCAACCACCGCATATCGTCCACGATCTCAGGTATATCCTCAGGTTTGAGATTGTAGCGGGTGGTAAGTAGCTGAAAAACAGCCTGCGCAATTTCTTCCGCCTGGATTCTTCGTTCCGCATCGTCGTGCTCCTGTTTGTCAACCATAGTCCCTTGACCTCGTGGTAGTGGTTTGAACTTTGTTATTCGTTTCCCATGTCTGTCACCCGCACCAACCCATTCGCTGCCAGCACGGAGGCCAGGGAAAGAACTTCCTCGCCCACGGTGTCGACATAGAGGATGGAGCCAGCGCAAAAGGCTTGGCAATCATCCAGCGGGAGTTCCGTTTGCGCCGCGAGAACTTCTGGGTTTGCTTGCAGATACTGTGCAGATGCGGCCCATTCTGCTCGGCAAGAGCCGATGGCCAGGCGGTGCGTTACTGGGAGTTGCCCGTCAGCAGAAAGCTGAATGGCTTCGTAGCTCAGCGCATCACCTGAGGACGGGCCGAGGATGCCGGCAATGGCAGAAGCAATTGCGTGAATTTCATCTGTTATCAGGTGTGCGAATAAGGTGTTGCTGCTCATTTTTCGGTTTCCTTATTTAGTAGCCCAGTTGCTGGCGTTGTCGTCGTGGTTGGTAGTAGATAATTACGTCCCTACTACCAGCAGAGACATAGCCCCAATGTCGATTTTTCCGACACCGTTGAATTTATACCCAAGCCGTATTGATCCGCCGACGGCATCTGCATGTACTGTTACCGGGTTTAACTCTACAATGATCCGGTCGTGGAAGGCGGCATCAGACGATACAGTCAATTCGACTGAAATGCTGGTTCCGACAACCGCGTTTGATGAATTCCGCTGCTCGATATAGACAGCAGATTGGGTCGGCGGCCCCCAATCTGCTGCGTCTGGTGCACGCAGTTCCACTCGGCCAACCAGTCGCTGTCCAGCAGAGTACCCAGTGGTAACCGACTTGAAAAAATAGTGCAGCCCAGCGGCCGTCCCGTCCCAGCGTTGCCAGTCGCCTTCGATGTCAGTGCGAGCTACTTTAGAAGCCGCGCCCGTCCCGCCAGTCGAGGTAGTAGAGTCCGCCACGCCGGCTGTATCGCCAACCATGCGCGGGTTTGTCACCAACTCATACGGGTCGGCATTATTGGTCGTGATCACCGATCCCGTGGATGGGATGACTTTATCGAGTGCTGCTGCGATCAGATCGGCAATAGCGTGCGATCCAACTACGTTAGGGTGAGTCGCATCTGTTGAGTAACCTGTGCGCCATGCCACGGTGGCGGGGGCTGATACCGCTGGATTTACGTCAACAACAATTAACCCAGGCCGGCGCGTTGACTCATCAAGCAGCCAGCGATTGAGCGTAAATAGTGCCTGCTTTTCTGCGGTTGTATCGATCAGATTTGATGGCGGACAGGTGATTGTTACAATAGTCGATCCATTGGCGATGTGCGCATCAAAAATCGCTGTCAGGTTGGCGATGGTTGTAGCGACAGGAATAGCGCCTTTTACATCATTGATTCCCGGCGAGACAAGCAGAACCAATTTTGCGCATACATCTACCGATGCCTGCAAACGTGCAATTATTTGTGTCGTTGTTTGCCCGCCAACGCCGAGATTGGCAACGGGGCGCAACCTTCCGAGCATCAGCCACTGCAACCAACCCGATATGCCGACTGCCCCTCTGCTGGTGTCGTCGGAGAAATCCTGAGTACCCAATACGTCTGCGTATGAGTCACCATCTACCAACATCGTGGTGCCGCGTAGAGGTAGCGCGATTGTGCTACCCACCGCACTCAGCCCCACCACATTCCCGCTGGCATCTCGGGTGGCAGTGACTACGCCCCTATCGGTAATCAGACTAGCGGGAGTTGTTTTCTTTGTAACCCCGCCTTGCACGACCGGAAACGATTCCGTACCGTCTAACATTGATGCTTCAGCGAGTTCTGATATTTTAGTGTTTGCCATTGTTTATATCTCCAAGTATTCGTTTGATTCAGTAACAAGATAATTACCAAGTTCGTCCAGCAGTCCGTAATACGTAGGTAACTGCGTAGCTACCATGTAGGTTCTTTGCGCGAGGTACCGCTGAATGGCGGCATCCTGCGCGTCTGTTGGGATTGTTTGCGTCCAGGCGAAACCGTGGATGTGGCCCTTTAGGTAGCTGATGGGCGTTATTCCGGATGCTGAGTTGTTAGCGGCGAATATCGTGGCATACTGAGATGTGTCTGTGTAGTCCTGTGAGTGCGCTGCACTAACCTTAAAGCCACCATTAAGGCTAACGGTTTGTACATTCGTTGAATACGATGCCGCAGTTATGAACGGGACATTCGCAGCAATAAAACCAGAAAGCGACGCTGTTGTTTTCGATGAGTCATCAGTGCCGTCTAGAATATGAATTTCAACGCCACCTGTTGAGCCAATATTATATCGTGGCCCCCTCACTGCTACAGACGATGACGAGCCTAAAATGGTGTTGGCTACTGCACCAATCGCCTCAGTCTGCACAGCCCCCGCGCAAACATAACCAGAGCCATAAAGCCCAGGTTGAATGCTGGTGATCATGTAGTCGTCGATACCGTCGGCATCCAGCCAAGGAGAAGCCGGTTTCACTGCATCGCGTGTGGGGTGGAATTCCCAGGCTGGCATGCCTTCGCCGGTAGTGTTGGCCCAGGCGGCGGCGTAATGGATTTTGCCGCCGCCTGGGCTTGTTGCGGCAGACGCGGCGACGCCAATAAGTAATGCGTTCGCCGTATCGGTTGCGGCGGCGTCGGTATTGGCCACATCGCTGCCGATTTGTATCCAAGTGCCTGTGCGAGTCGTACGGTTGAAATCCGTGGCTTTGTAGAACTGGACTTTGACGCCGATGGTACGGACTACCTTGATCGCGCAATTACCTCCGTCCGTTGCGCCGATTGCGGCGGTAGACGTGGCCGATTTAAGCACTCCGGCGACGTACCACGATAGCTTCACGGTGCCGTCCGTTAGAACCGTTATTCCGTATTCACCAGTCGTTCCAGATATTTTTGAGGCCGCGCCGTTAATTGCCGCTGGTGACCAGTCCACTAGCGCACCATCAAATATCCAAGTGCCATCCCCAGTAATACTCGCCGCCGCGCTATCCGGCGTGCTGACGTAATTCCCCGCAGTACCAGCAGGATTGCGCCAATACGCCTCACCGTTCGCCCACTCAATACCGCCAGCATCCTGAATTTGCGTGCGGTTTACCGTCCATACTTCGCCGGTCGCAGAAGTAAACGGCAGAACGCTGAAATTGTCCCTGCGCAGATACGGCTGGAAGTTGGTGGTGGGTTGCGTTGCGGTAAACAGCCCCGTCACATCGTCCATATGCGCTACTTTTGTGTCGTAGGCACAGGGTGTGGTCTTGCCGGTGTCCTGCCAGCAGTTGCTCGTGTCGGGGAGGAACAGGCCGCCGCCGAGGGCTTTTGCAAGTGCAGATGCTTCAGCTTGCAAGCCGCGCTGCTTGTTATATCCAGCCCCCTGCCCCAAACCTAAAAACATAGCCGTTACTCCCGAGTTAGATAAACGGTGCCAGAACTGGCTGCTTTGAAGGCCAGCTTATTTCCGACCGTGATGCCGCTGATGGTGATAAGCAGGCCGGCCGGGAGAAACTGATCGGTTCCGTCGCTAAGTGCGGTGGGATTTACACCCTGGCGAAAGAACACGTCCACAGTAGAGTAGACGTTCACGACGCCCTCACTGATAGCAGCACTTTGCGCGCTAGTTGTGGAAACTGAGACCGCCTGGGATTTACCGCCAGCGTTGGCGACCAACATCTGCTGCTTAACAATGCCCATCTCTTACTCCTTAGCCTTGCGGCAGGTGGTTAATTTTTAGCAGGGCCAAGTTTTCTGCCTGCATAACTTGAAGTTTCTTCGATAGGTCAGTTTCGCCAATGCCGTTAAAAACAATGGAGGCAGCCTCGATGGCGATAATGTGCTGGTAGAGATCTGCTATCCAAGAGCTATACCCGGAGCCGCTTGTGACAGGCGCCTTGAGGTAGCCAACAAGAACAGCTATATCAGCAGTATCCGAGCGGCAATTCAGCTTAGAACCGACACGGTAGAATACATTGTTCTTCATATTCCCGTAGTCGTCGAAAACATCCGTGGGATGAATCTTGGTGAGAAACTTGTAATCAGCCAACTTTTGCACATATTCAATGTGCCGACACAGAGGTGAAATCTCTGCTGAAACGTCAATCTGATAGAGACCATCAGTTTGCGTTACTGAGATAGAAGTTTCAACTCTGTCCTCTTCCCAGAACTCCAAAAGATGCAGCTTAAATGTCGCTGTGCGGATTGCGAGCGCAGTCTCAACCACAAGTTCTGGGTGGTTTGTAAGCGAAAAAACATCTTCTTGAAGTTCGGCAAGAGTTGTCATTCTGAGAGGTTCCTAAACTTAGGCCTGAGAGGCGCCAGCGGTAGGAACATTGGCAGAGGAAGTCATACCAACACGGGGTCGCGACTTGCTAAGCAGGGCCTTGAGACCGAGCAGCTTGTTTTCCTCGGCCGCCACCTCTGCAGCGATATCTTCGTGCTCCTTGATCCGGAGATGTGGCACGCGGCCAGTTGCCATCAGCTTGCGCAGTTCAGCAATCTGTTCGGGGGTTTCAACGATCGCTTGAAAGTCGTTGATGAAAACATCACCGGAGGAGAGTTGAATGGTGCCAAACTGCTGGGTAGCAGTGAGCATGAGAAGTTCGGGGCCAGTAGCTTGAGTTGGGGCGGTAGAAGGCATTTTAAATTCTCCAAGGCAGGAAGTAAAAAAGAGCAGCAACTGATATCTAAGCAGCCGCTGCTCAAACCGCAGAACATCGGAAAGGCAGGAAGCTGCTAGTTGCTGATCAGCTTGAACTGCGCATAGTGTTGTAGAAGGTGGGTAGCAGCCAGGGCAGAGACTGTAACTTGCCCAGTGGTGCTATCCGGGGTGAGAACCGTAGCAGAACCTCCGGTGCGGATAGTGATGGAACTGATGTAACCCTCTGTGGTGCTGGCCATGCCTGCTGGATTAACTTGGATGACAGGCATCTTAGTAGTCTCCCAGGTCGATCCAGGTGATCCGCACAGTGCCGGTAACCAGGACGATATCGCTGGCCGCGTCAGCTACGTCCGCATCGTCGATGATGATATTCAAGTAGGCATCTTTAGCGGTGCTGGTGCCGTCAAACTGCGCAGTAGCAGCCAGAGCGCCGCCAGTAGCAGCCGCGACACCAGCAACAGCCGGATCGGTCATAGCAGTGCTGGGGCACAGATCGACGTCGGTAGAGGAAAGCGTTGCATCGGTAGTCGCAGTAGTTCCCAGCGACCAGTCGCCAGAACCTGTGGCAGCGATGGTAGTAGCAGCCCAGTTGAAGCCCAGGGAAGCAGTAACACCGGCGATGGCAATACGGCCGGCGATGAAGTCGTATAGCTTAGCCGAGCCGAAACTAGCGCCGGTTGTATTGGCGACAGTTACCGGAAAATCAGTCAGCGTAAGCACCGTCTGGTGCAGCGGGCCGTTGCTGAACTCATTGTAGGAAACGGTAGTAGCCGTGTTAGCGACGCCATTGGTGCCCCCATTGATAACTTCCATGTTATCGGTGAGCATGTCGGCGTGGCCATCAGCCTTAAAGCCAACATAGGCTTTCTGAATACGAGTGTAGTCAGTCATAACTTTCTCCAAAAGCAAAAGAAGTGGGGCCGAAGCCCCAGTTTCTGTTAGCCAGCCGCGCCAGCAGTCAGGTTCAGGATGATGGCGTTGGCAGCCGGGTTGCGGAACGTGAACGTCAGTTCCGACAACAGGGAACCGCCGATAGCATCAATGCCATCTTCAACAACCTTGCCATTGATGTTGTAGCTCTCATCAACAGTCTTGCGCGCGCCCAGGTAAGCGATGTTAAAAGTGGGGGCGTGCATCGCAATCGCCATGTTGTAGAACGGCGAAGATTTACCGAAGGCGTTGAACAGTGGGTGCTGAACCATGCCGAAGTTACCACGGCCGGCTTTGAAGGAATCAAAGCGCATCCCGAAACTGGTAGCATTTTCAGATAGGTCGTACTCATTGTTCAGGCGGCCAATCTGCTGGATAACTTTCCAGGCGCCGCCACCTACGAACAGCATGCGCTCAGTGCTGTTGTCCTCGTCCATACTGGTATCGAAGCACAGATCCAGCGCATTTTCGAGCTGGGTGTAGTTCGTGGTAGCGCCGGCCGTGGTAATGTTGCCGGAGGCGTGTTCCAGAACTGCGTGGTAGAGACCCTGCGCAGTGCGGATAGGGACACCGCCAATCGAGGTGCTCTTTTTCTGGCCGAAGAACGCACCGCTTTCGATGTCACGCGCATGGAACTTGGCGCATTGCAGCTTGTTGTCAGTTTCAGGCTTCTGGCCAACAACAACTTGCACAGCCGCAGCAGATCCAGTAACAGCCCAGGCGTTGCGGAAGATTTGCGTGTAGTTGTCAACAAAGACAATGTCCATGCTGTAAGGCTGCGGGCGGGTAGAACCTTCCTGGTAAGCGGTGCCGACCAGATACAGGATCACGTCGTCAGCGATAGCAGCGGCAGTGACAGAACCAAAACCGCGCTGGACAACAACTTGCGTGTCGCTGGGAACGGAAGTAACGCGCACCTGCTCCAGAGTACTGGCGACGCGGAACAGCATACCAGGGACGACCGGGAAACTGGTGCTGGCGCCGGACATGGAATCCACTGTGAATGTGGTATCAGTACCATTCGCGACGGCGCCATTCAACTTCAGCATCGGAAATACCATGGTACGGGTATGGTAACCATGCGTGGTGTTGGTAGCAGTTTCGCTGGCCATCATGGAAGAAAGGGCAAACAGCGGCGCGTTCCCGGACGGGAAATACTCGGCAATCTTGCCGGAAAACGACTTTTTGACTACGTCGGTGTAGTAATCAGCAGTCTTGAAAATGGAAGTGAACGGTGCAGGCATGGTGATAGGCTCCTAAAAAGCTATTGTGAAGGATTTACCGTGTGGAGAAGAAGTTATCCCAGTCAGGTTGCGCACCCATAGCAGCAGTTCCGAAGCCGCCAGCGGCAGGTTGCTGAGTGGGCGACTCTTGGAACTGTTTCCCAGAGACCAAAGAGGCAGTCTGCGTCAGATACTCAGAGGCCATTTTGCGGAGTTCCGCATTGGAGGCTTCAGGAAACTTAGCAGCAAACTGAGTTTGCAAAACTTCGATCAAGGGACGAACTGAGGGGTGGGATAGTGCAGGATTCTCTTCAAAAGCCTGGGATGTAAGCATCTGGTTTTTGAAGATTCCGGGAATTTCACCCAGAAGTTCCTGGCGCTGGGATTGCAAGGCTTGTTCAATCAATTTAGAAGAGCCGATCATAGCAGTCTGAAAAGCCTGCTGTGCCACGGAATTCATAACAGATTGAAGTGCTTGCGCGGCAGTGTCGCCACCAGAGAGAACTGCTTGAAGCTGCTCAGGCTTTAGATTAGCAGCGAAATTTAACCGGCCAGTAGCTTCGGCAAGTTTCGCTGGATCCATAGAAACAAATGGCTTGTTTCCAGGCTGCGCTTCATCAGTAGTAGAAGTTTGCCACAGTGTGCCATATTTGTCAAACGGGGAAGGTTCTGCGGCTGATGCTGCTCCTGCGGGGAGCTGGCCGGCAGTGGGCTGGCTCTGCTGGGAAGCGGCAGGCTGATTTGCAGGTGTCGCAGCGGCGGAAGTAGCGGCAGGCGCCGAAGAAGGTGCTTGGGAAGAAGCGCTGCTAAAGTTAAAAAGGCCCATGATGTTGCTCCTAAGCTAGAAAGGAAAGTTGTAAAACTGGTTAATCAGTTGAAGTCGTCAAACTCTTTGGAGCTATCAGGCTCGCCTGGAATGGTACTATCAGCCAAGTCGAATTCTGTAACTCCTAGAAGTTCCATCGCAGCTTCCATGCGTCCGCGCATGTAGGCTTCCTCTTGCAGGGAGGCCATAACAGTTCCTTGCGTTTGCGACTGTCGCTTGATGGTCACAAGTTGCATCATAGCTTGCCAGGCCATATTGTTGATAAGGGCAACTTGAACTTCCGTGAATTCGTTTCCTGGAATTTCGTGCTCGGAAACGTTAAACGGCCGTATTGGAAGAAATTTCGCGGTTGGCATTATTTGCTTGCTCCTGTTGCATCTGTTGTTGAAGTTCGGCCGGCGGTTGCGGCTGAGGCGGTGGCTGCTGGCCAGCTTTAACAGCTTCAATGGCGACCTGCTGCCAAGAGGCTAGCTGCTGCTTATAAAGTTTCTCTGCGGGGGAGTACTCGAAGTTATTTAGTCCATCAACACCTCGTAGTTTCATGACATAAGAAAATAGCGGCCCCAGCTTATAATCCCGCTGAAGCTCCTGACTTGCTGCAATGGCCTGCATGGCGATGCCAAACTCCTCTGTTGACATCATCTTGCTGGCCGGCGACATGCCATCGGAAATCTTGAACTCAGCTTCCAGCTTTCGCAGATTCTCTGGATTAATCTTCACTATCTTGTCATCAACAGGGTTGTAAAGATCAACCTGCGTTTGATTCTGCATGATGTTAAGTTTCAGAATTTCTTTCGCGGGGGTAAAAACCTGATCCTCAGTGAACTGCGCCATTGTCTGATTGCGCCCGTTCGCATTGGACATGGTAACGTTGAATTCTTCCAGTGTCTTATTCCCTTTCTGGAACTGGCCCTGCTGCACCTTGTTCTGGCCAGAGGCATAGAAAGAGAACTCAGCTAGGGAGTTAATTTCCTGGGAGAAGTAAGCACTGGCGCTATCCTCGAAAGGAATCTGATATAAGGCTGTGCGCACGTCACTGTTATAGGCCGGCAGCCGCACCGCAATTTTAGCTGTCGCATCCGGCTTGGAAATCTCCCGCTTGTCGATAACATTCGAGTTATAGGCAATGCGGTCGCTGATGCGTCTGCGCGCGGCATGAATTCTGGAAGTCCATAGGGCGGAACTAAGATCCTGGAACGGAATGATATCCGTAGCAAGGGACTTAGTTTGCAGTCCCAAACCATCTTCAAGCGGCTGGCCGATAATGATTGGAAGATAGTCATGCAGATTATTCAACCGCTCTGCGTAGATTGGATACTTCCCATTTACCAGAAGAAGTTTCCAAATCTGCGGAGACGTCTTGCCAGGAACCCCAAAAAGGCCGAAATCTGCCGGGATAATACGGCAGTATAAGGTTGTAAGAACATAGACGGAGGAATTTGTGAATGGCATTGATTTGCTGGAGTAACTACCGGAGAACCAGGAGTCCCAGTTCGTCCCTTGCGTCGCCGATTTCTTGTCATGAAAAACTCCTTTGTTGATCTGAGGAACTGTATACAGACTCTCATCAAACGGTGACTTCATAGCAGACGCAAGGTTGAAGGTACTGGGGAGCTGCTCCATACGCCGCTTGAGTTCTACCCTGGAAACCAGCTCATTGAAGCCAGAGTATTCTCCCTTAGAATGAACATCGGCCGGTGAAACTCTCCTGTCCCAGAAAGTGTTGTACATATCCAGGCGATCCAGTCGGTTCCCTTCCCAGATGACTTTCTTAGCAACAGCTCGTGAGTTGGTCGCAGTACTCTCAGGGACATAGGAAACCTTCTTATCCCAGTAGACGTGCAGGCCGTGCAGGTTATATTTAGCTCCATCACGGAAAAACATCTGCAGCTGGCGAACCCACTGACCCTTCATCGCATGGTTAATCATCAGTGTGTTCCACTGCTGAGCTATGTCTATATTCTTGGGGCCAGCAGTAACACCGAAGATAGGGAACCCGGAGAGGAACACCGAAGCCAGGTAAGTGACAGCAGATTCAACTTGCGGCTTGACGATAGGAATTTCGACGTTGCGAATCTTTTTAATGTCGCCGCGCAGCCGGGCTAAGCGCGCCTGAACGGTCTCCTCAGATCTGTCACTTTCGCGCGCATAAGCTACATCAGCCTCTTCCATCTGAGTGCGAAAGTCGAACATCTCGCTGTCTGCTATCTTAATGGACTCGAAGTATTTCACAAAGGAAGCTGTTTGGTCGCGATTCAGTGTTACCGGCAGATCAGTTGCCATAAGAGTCTCCAGAAATTAAAATGGGCAGCTAAGCTCAAAATCTTCTTCAGCTGAGTAAAACTCCCCAGAAGTTGAAGACTCTTGCAGTATATCATAGGCCAGCATGTGCCAGTGCTCTTGCAGTGGCTTATCTGCGTAGCCTATCAAATCTAATTCGTCATCCTTATTATCCTTCTTAAGAGGATTCCAAGATTTAAAGCGAGAAACTATGATTGGGCGAACAGCTTCAGAAATAGCAATATCCCGCGCCACCAGTTTCTTATAGCCATCTCTGATGCGAATATTCTTGGGTACGCGAGAGGATAATTCTATCAACTCGATGCCGGTGATGTTAAGCTGCTCACAGATGAAATTAAACCAGAACAGGAAAGTCGCCTGGTAAGCGGCGGATTCTATAAAGATAGCCCTGGTACCGATTTCTGCGCATATCGCAAGGGAAACTTTAATAGCTTCTAGCGGTGAGTAGCGGTCTGCTTTGATGCTCATAAGAACTGGCTTTCTATCGTAGACTGAGTAGGAGCCGATTGCTACATTGTTGGAGCCCGGCTTACCAGTTGCAGGGTCGATGACAATAAAGCGACCGTCCGGCGGCTGAGTCGGGTCTCCGTCGAACGCGGGAATCTTAGTTGTATCAATGCTATTGAGAACATTCACGTCCTCGTCATTCATAACTTCGGAAAGGAAAATCTCCTCATGGCCGGCCGCCTTATCCCCTTCATATTCATCAAGTAACTGAGTTATAGGTTGAAGAGCTTCCCACAGAGATGAACCGTCGTCAAGGATACCACCTGATATGAATTTGATCCAGTGGGGGTTTTTTTTCAACTTCCTCAGGATAGAAGTTTCAAGCGGGTACATATTGGCAATGAAAACGAACAGGCAGCCCAGCGGGGACTTGGCCTTCATTGCGGTACCGAGCATCCAGCGGTAGATCTTTTCGCTCTCAGTCGTAGATTCTGCATCTTCACGAGTTTGAATGTCGTCAAAGACAATAATATCTGGGCGCTTGTGTTTGATGTTAAGGCCGCGGATGCCCTTACCCTGAGCACCGTCGGCGGCGAGGATTATAGTTCTGCCGCGATAGGAGAATTGTTTAATTTCCAAGGTGTCGCGAATAACTCCCAGGCGCCAATCGCCGAAAGTTCTCTTGATGTTCGGCTCATCCAGCATATCCACCACGTCTGCAATAGTAGCTTGAGCTTTGGGGCCGGTGGCGCATATAACAAAGATGAATTGCTTCTTAGTGAACAGGATAACATACAGGATGAATAGCTTCATCACAGTAGTTTTACCAAATCCGCGCGGAATGCCTAGGGCCAGCTTTGAAAAGTCCCTAGTTTTATGTACATAATCACGAAGCCACTGCCATATTGCTAGGAAAACTGGAGGATACAGGAACTCGCAGCTCTCAGGCATCGCAAGGCCAGCCAGAAAATCTAAAGATTCATTCGCGGCGGCTATGACTTCTTCACGGGAGAAGCTAACTTCTGTTGCAAAATTCGCGGCTTGGTGTGGCAACTCATAATCTGCCCCAAGTTGATCCAGCAGCTCTATCTCATCAATAGAGCCTGTCTCAGGTTCTGGGGCAACTTGGTCAAAATACACGAGTTATACCAGATTTTAAAGTGAAAAGGATTTCTTCAGCCTGCTGTTCATCGCTGATAGCAAGCTTATGTGAGTTGGCGAAGAAGCTCTTCGTCTGAGAGATCTTCTGCTGAGTCTGGCGTGGGATTTCCAACTCCTCGTCGGAGTTTAGGAACTCCAGGATATGGCTCGGGAAGTCGTTTAGCATCGTTGTTTTCTGCCTTATCTGCGGGGGCGGCTGGGGGTAACACTGTTTTATCCCTAACTCTTTCGGCCAGGGTTGTAAGTCTATTTGATTCTAGTGTAAGCATAGAGCGGTTGTTGACGGCGACAACTTGGTGATCGCTATTAGTGGTAAATTCCATGCGAACTTTCTGCGGCAGCACCAGATTGACGATAGTATTATTAACAAGTGTCTGCTCAATTGGTGGGGCGCCGCGCCTCTCTGCTTTGTTAATGATAGCTAGGGCGGTGAGAATATCTCTGGGCTTGATTAGGAAACCGAGGGAATCCTTTAACTTTCCTAGTAGTTCATCTTCCAGCTTATTGTATTCAGAATCCCTGTTCGTCGCCTCAGTTAAGTTCTGAAGGCGCGCCAGTTGCACCTCTTCGCGGAAAGCTTCGTTGGAAAGGAGCTGAGAAATGTAACTGGGGTCGCAGCCAACAGCTAGAGCGACGGTTTCTGGCGGTAGTCCAGTGCCTAGGAGGGAGAGAATCTTTTCGCGGGGTATCATTTTATTTTGCAGGTTTTTTATCTGTCAGTCCAGAAAGTAAGATAGCTGCTTGGCTTCGGGGATAGCCTCTGTTTCCTTATAAAATCTAGCTCGCAATTCTGCAGCACTTCCGGATCTGCGGGCAGCTTAGATTCCTTAGTTGGCTGCCAACTGAAAGTGTGGCGCTTCTTTGAAATGTCTCCAATTCCAAGCCCATTCCAGGCCCAGGGAAACGCCAACCTTGCCAACAATCTGCCAGGGTTCGCTGGTAGCATTCCAGTTCAGCTTACCGTTATCCAGGATAGCAACATCGTAAGCAAGAGCTGCCGGCTTCCCTGAGGTAGAGACGGCATTGTGCTTAGATTGACCTGCGCGCGCATTCGTCACTTTCTTTCCCGGCGCGGTTCTTCCTTGCGCGAAGAGTTTCTCCTGCTCCGCATTCGAGCGATAGGTGCAGGTTATGAAAACTGAGCAGCCAAGCGGGGCCAGCTGCTTATTAGCCTCCGCTAGGTGCAGCTGACAAAGTTTCTGCAGGGGTTGGTGCAGATCTGCTGTGGATCGCGAGGCCATATTAGTTTCCTTTTCCCTTCGCGGCAACGATTGCTTCTGTGATCATGGGGATAGTTTTTTCAACTGTCCGACCGCCGATGTATCCGCCGATGCCAAGTTGCAGAAGATTGAATAGGTTATCCAGGGTTCCCTGGGTTAGATTTGGCGGCAGCACGCCGAACCAGTAAAGTCCTAGTAGCGCACCAAACCACAGCATCATCATCGGGCGCCAGTTTCTTTGCAGCCAGCTTTCTCCCTGTGCTTCGGCAAGGATAATATCTATGGCCCCTTTAAGTTCCGCATTCTGTCCAGCCAGAATCTGCATAGTAATAGCAGCGTTGATTTCCGCCGCTTTATCCTTGTCAGGGACAGCCTTTGAAACTATCGCAGAAATGCCGGGGATGATAGCAGCTAGGATCGCGGACAGGGCCATGATAGTGGACTCCAGAAAATTTTTTAAAAATTACCGGGTAAAAGTAGAGTAGCAAATTTCGCGGCCGGGCGCAAGGATGGGGATGGTGCCGGGGCTGGAGGCTTTCGCTCCCTTGGAGTAAAAAAAGTTTAGTAAATTTGTTGGGGATCAATAGAAACAGGTAGCGTGAGAGATCTAAAAAGGCCTGACCCCCCCCCTTGTTTTTCTCCGAGCGAAGCGAGCAATTCTTCGAGCGCAGCGAGGCGGGATGGGAATGAGAATCATTCGTAAACAGGGCTGGAAAGAAAGCCGCTTGGGAATCTGATGCCACTGGAATCCGAAGCGGCTTAGGTTTGGTTAGGCTAGATTTGGTTTGGTTAGGCTTAGGCTGTCTAGCTGTGACGTTCAATCTCTCCGCCAGATGTTCGCTGAATCAGGTGGATAGTGTAGCTCCTGGAGTTCTCAGCTTCCGGGCGCTTGATTTCTACCACCCATTCCAGCCAGCCGCTAGGAAGGCGATCTGAAGCCCAAATCACCGCATCCCTATCCCAATGGTTAGTAGTTTCCAGGGCTAACGCTAACATTTCAGGCTCGGCAAAGATCGCGCTGGAATTATTAATCAAGATTGTTTTCATGCCATGTCCCCTTCATCGCTTTCTTCCAGGTCATCCATTCCTAGAAGATTCTCAGCGTTCAACTGCTCGTCGATCTTCTGAAGCACCAGCCCGGTGAACTTTTCTTCCAGGGCTGAATCAGAAAGTTTCTCAAGCCGGGTTGAAAGTTTCTCAAGGTCGTCTGTTTGCAAGCTTGAGCTCGCTAGTTTGCAGAAAGCTAGCCGGTACGTTTTAACGAATCGTTCCCGCTTGGTTTCATCGCGGATGCTGTTGAAAGTTTCGGCAACATGGGCGTCAAACCAACTTGTCACGTTCGCGATCGTGAACTTCAAGCTTTCGCCGCTCTCAAGAAGCAGCGCGGTCGCGGAATTTTGCAGCGTCAGACTTTCTCGCCCGGCTTTCTTTGCTTCCGTTGCTTTCGCTTTCACCAGTTCTTCCAGTTTAAAAAAGACAGGCTCTCGGAAAACTTCCGGAAGCTGGAAAATTTCAGAACAAAGGGTTTCGTTCAAAAGAAGAAAAAACGGTGAAAAAGGCGCCGGGATTTTTTCCCCGGTTTCTTTGTCCGTTGTTTGCTTTGAAGAAACTTTCACGAGTCGCTGGTTTTTAGAAGCTTTCGGCTTTTCGTTTTCCTGGAAAAAGTTCAAGGTGATTTTTGAAATGCTGGCGTTTTCAAGGGTTTTTTCGCCGGCTTTGTTTTCCAGGGTTTTTTCAAAAGATGTGGTCGCGTTCATTTTGAATCTCCTTCGGGTTTTTCTTCGGCGGAAGTGCCGGAGAAGTTTTAATTCTAGTCTTTTCTCGCTGTTTTTCAAGAGTTTTTTCCGGTTTTTCCCGTTGTTTTTTCTCTTTTTCCCATTGTTTATTTCAATGCGCGCCCGGCTTTTCATCGGCTTTTTCAATCCTTCGGTTTTCCTTCGGTTTTCCTTCGGCTGTTGTTTTCTTGCAACTGTTGCATTTTCGCACGTTGCAGTTTCGCAACAAGCCCGGTTTCCTGGTTTCTTCTGTTGTTTAGACATGTGCTTCTTTTCAGTTTCTCCATTTTCTCAGTTTCTCCATTTTCAACAATCCCCATGTTTCAAGCATTTCTTTCATTTCTTTCATTTCCTTGTTCAACAACATCAAGCTCTTCAAGTTCTTCAAAGACATCAAGTTGTTTCAAAACCCCCCCCCTTCCCCTTTTCGCCGTTTTTCCCCTTACTTTCTTCTAGCTCTTTTTCTCTTACTTTCTACCTGTTGTATTCTTTTTCCCTATCCCCTTATTTTTGTGTTCTTTTTTAAAAGCCAGGGGGTCAAATATAGACATAGAAGGATAAAGGAATAAGGAGCAGTTGGAGCAGTTGGAACTAAGGAGGCGAACAGGATAGAGAAAGTAACAGGGAAAAGTTAAGGGGTCGAAATGGGCAAAGGGGGAGGTATCGTAACAACTTGATATCCTTGATATCCTTGAAGTCCATGATCCAATTGAACCTTGTAACATGGGGATCCTCTCTTTCCACCATAACTAAACAAGGTAAGAATATAACAAGATAAGAATCTAGGATGAAAAATAGGGGCTTGACGCGCCGCGCCGGACGTGGTACGCTCGCCGTTGAGCCTTCGGGCTTGCCCCGGCCGCGCGCGTTGAGAACCGTTCGCAGGCTCGGAAAGTAAGCTTGGAGAGTTATCCAGTGAAGTTATCTTGTTAACCGAAAAAGGAAGGAGAAACAACCATGAAATGCTTATGCCCACTTTCAGGAATAATTTGGAAAGCGGAAGGATTTGAAACAGGTCACAAGAAGTTAGGGATACCACATCCTATCTTTTCCTCCCCGCTATCCTCTCTTGTCGCCAGGGAAGTAGACTGGCAAGCTGGCCGGCTTTCTGAGGAAGAAAAGAGGCTTCTCTTTCTCGCTGTTCTTAAGAATAGCTCTCTAGTTCTTTGGAATTACCCAGCCAATCCAAGTCCCGAAACAGTGGAAAAGAACTTCCTCCACCTTCTTTCTTTAACCCTTTGGAAATCCAGCATTTTATCTCCCAGACTTTCCCTACCGCTATTCCACATCTCTAGGGAAAATAGTTCGCTTGATAACTTCCATTACTGGATGAAAGCCTGGGAAGGGGCTAAGAAGGAATTTGAAGCTGGCGTTTCAAAGCAAGAAAGACTAGCAACAAAGGGCCGGCTGGAATTCTATCTTGAAAAGAGAATACATAACGTAGAGCTTGGAATAGTCGGAGAGAGCCAGAAGTATCTAAAGGTTCTAGCTTCGTGGGCAGAACTGGCAACTGACTTCCCTACCTTCTCTATCCAGCACCCAATCTCAGGAGAGGCAATTAAGCTAAACGAATACTGGAAAGAGATAATCTGCTGCCCGGAAGGTAAAGTTTTCCAATACCCGCCAGCGGATATTAAGGAGATAGAAGATCATCTTATCCAGGAAGATAACCTGGAAGATCTTTCAACCCTATATGCCGGAGCACTGGTTAGAAGATTAAGAAGGCTTATCTCAAGAACTACCAACCTTTATGGCCTGGAATTGGTGGAACTTGGAGAAGAAGAAACAGGTTTCTCTTTCCAGACTGGGCAGAAAAGGAAGTGGGGAGAGAGAGTAGCCTTTGACCAGAAGATAGATGATGCGCTTGAAAACATCGCAAGAACGGCACCGGAAAGTGAGCCGGTAGAAAGAGATTTCCAGACCAAAGCACAGTTCTTGAAAGCTAAGATTGCCTGGAAAATTTCCATCTCAAGGAAACATGAACAGGCGCAGAAATCAGAAGGAGAGGAAGCAGAATGACAACCAACGAAACAACCAAAGAAAGACTGGCGCGGATTCTTGCAGAAACAAGGGTAAGGAAAGCAGCCAGTGGGAACAGTGGGAACCAAGCGACACCATTCCAGCCGCAACTCCAGGCAAAAACTACCCTAACACCTGGTCAGAAAGATGCTTTGGAACCAAGTCAGGAAAGGAAAGCCGAGCTGATAGCGGGAATGCTTGAAAAGGCAACTGGTGTTACGGTTAAAACATATAACGAAAAGCAGAGAGAACTTATCAACTGGATAACCGATTGGAAACCAAAACAGTTCCAGAATGGTTGGAATGTTGAGAAGGAAGAAGATAAAGAACTGGTATTCATAGGCGCGGCTGGAACCGGGAAAACAACCGCAATTCGCGGAGCGTTGGAAAATATCGCTGAAGATACTAGCTATCCCATCCTGACAGGGCCAACTAAGAACTTGGTTGCCGGGATGAAAGGGATAGTCTGCGTAAGCTATACAAACAAAGCAGTGGCGCAGATCAAGAGAAACGTCCCTGATAGCTTTAAACCACAGTGCTTAACAATCCATAAACTGATTGAATTCGAGCCGATCTTCTATGATGTTATAGATGACATCTCCGGGGAAACCCGGACAAAGATGAAGTTCGAGCCAGCGCGGCACGCTGGAAATAAACTGCCTAGCGGCCTGAGAACTGTAATCATAGATGAAAGTTCTATGGTTGACGAACGTCTATTTAAGCAGCTAAAAGATGCACTTCCAATGGGAACTCGAATCGTCTTTATCGGTGACCTGAATCAGCTTCCACCAGTTTTCGGCGATTCCATCCTGGGAAGGAAGATGATTTCCATGCCGGTCATAGAGTTGACAGAAGTTTACCGGCAAGCTTTGGATTCTCCTATCATCTCACTAGCCTGGAACATTCTGCAGGGGAAGTTCAACCTATTCCATCCCAGAACAGAACCCGGCAAAAATGGAGGCATGGTTGTTCCAAGCTATCGCCGGTTCAATGAATCTGCCGGCGGGAAAGTTAAACTAATCCCCTGGGCAAAGAAACTTGCCCCGAACATCGCGCTGCTAACCATTGTTAAGAACTTCTGCAAGCTAGCAGATTCAGGCGGCTATGTTCCAGAAGAAGATATGATCTTGATTCCATACAACGTCGAGATGGGAACAATAGAAGCGAATAAGGGAATAGCGCAGCATCTTGGAAAGAAAAGGGAAGCCGTGGTTCATGAAGTTATCTCTGGGATTGCGAAACATTACTTTGCAGTTGGAGATAAGGTTCTCCATAACAAGGAAGAATTCATCATCACTGACATAGTTCGCAATGGCGGTTACTTTGGCCAAAGTCCCAAGGACCCAAGTAAGCATCTTGATCGTTGGGGAAACTACCGGGAAAGGCCGACGGATAATCACGCGGATGAACTGATAAACGATCCGCTTGAAGATATAGATGCCTTGCTGGAAAGTTTAACTAATCAGGAAGATGGCGGCGATGAAGAACGGTTTAACCAAGCCAGCCATATCATTAAGATAGAAAACCTTTTTGACCGGACTGTGAAGCGGAAACTTAACACGGCCGGCGAAATTAACTCCCTGCTTTTCGCCTACGCGATAACAGTCCATAAAGCGCAAGGTTCAGAGTGGCGCAGGGTTTTCCTAGTTCTCCACAATAGCCACAAAACTATGCACTTCCGCGAACTTCTTTACACTGCTGTAACCAGGGCGCGCGAGGAACTGCAAATCATTTGTGAGCCGGATTCTATTGAAAAGTGTATTAAGAATCCAAGAATTAAAGGGAACACCCTGGAAGCCAAGCTGGACTTTTTACGGAAGAAGTTTGCTGAGAAGGATGCGGCAGATGCGAAAGCGAAAGCGGCAGCCGGTGACAGCGACTGCGACTAACTGCATGAAAACAATCGCCGGAAACCTATAGGAGAAACAAACCATGAACGCCGAAAATATGTCCCCAACCGAAGTTATGCGCCGCCTTGCAGAAGCCGAGCACCTGATTCCCCAAAGAGATAGTAACTTCTATCACTCAGTTAAACAGCAGTATCTCAAGAAGGGGATTTCCGAGAAACAACTGTTCTGGATGCGAAGGCTGTTAACAATTCACGTCCTTGCCCTTGAATCTGCTAGCCCAATCCCCAACGAAGCGCAGCTTTCAAGGGAGCAGAAACCCAAGATATCCTCCTGGGAACAGTGGAACCTGAAAACGCTTCAAGATAAAATTCAACAAGCGCGCGCCGCCGGATTAAAGTATCCGAAGATTAAACTAATCTGTGATTCCCCAGAATGTGGCCACCGTGAATATCAGATCTATTGGAGTGAATATTTCGGGGTAACCTCAGTAAAACTTGGAACTGAGTTTATCTTCTCTATCCTGGAAAGTGGGAATCTTAAACCAGCCGCGCGTTACGCGAAACTTACACCAGAAAGCGAGCAGAAACTTATCCCACACCTTTCATTCCTACAAACTTTCAATAACGACCCAACAGAAGGCGCGAAAGTTCAAGGCAGGTTAACAGGGGCTTGCTGTTTCTGCCAGCATGAACTTAGCACCGATGAAAGTTTATCTGCTGGGTATGGGCCTGTCTGCGCGGAACATTTCGGTTTACCGTGGGGAGAGAGAACTGGCGCAAGTAAAGAGAAAGAAATACTGCTATCAAACCTGGATGCTGGAGATGATTCAATACCGTTCTAACTTCTTAACTTCTTAACTTCTGAAACCAAACAAAGCTGGAGAAATACTATGCACGACTTTGATAAGCAATGGAACAGTTTCCAAGACGCCGCAAGGTTTCACAAGAATTTGCACAAGCAAGAACTGTGGCAAGCCGCCAGGAATAACAATGGAACAATATCTGAGAAGAAACCTCTTGCTCAAAAACAGTACACAAGCGGCCGGCTGAATGCCTTGAGAACTATTGCCTGGTTCCTGGAGGGAACTTATCCCACTGCCATGGATATAAGAGTTCTTCTGGAACTTATGAGGTTGCAAAGTTTTTTGTGCAAAAGCAGGAGGAAGATTTAGTTTGCCCGTAGGGGGGGGGGTTGACGGGCACCGGCCCTTATGAGACAATGCTTTTCCTGAAGCGAAACAAGCAAGTTTTTCCAGCTTTTTTCTTGATCTTAGGTTGAAAAAACAAGAGTTTTCAGCAGGGTTCCAATCTCCTCCTCCCAGTCCCTGGAAACTTTAAGATGAATAAAAGCTGGTAAGTAGTAAAATGGCCCACCACCGAAAAATGCACTGGTAGTCATCATCGGATTTCACTCTCAAAGTTTGATTCGTGGAGTCGGTTTTAGCGACCTCTGATGACGTAACAGTGCAATCGAAAGACGGTAAAGCAGCTTATATTCGGCACGGAATACATACCGTGGAAAAAGTAATTCTCCGAAGCTGGAACCAAGCATATCCGAAGGCACCAGCTATAAACTGGTGATGGTCGGTGAGTAATGCCAGTATAAGTTGTGGTGAATCTTCCCAAAGTCGGCGAACTCCCTGGAGCTTGTAACCTGCAAATCAATGCAGTACCGAGACAACGCCGAGCCAAACATCCAGATCATGCCTTGAGTTATAGGGATACGGATGAAGGTGTAGAGACTTGACGGGAAGTACCTAAAGCTTACAACTGTGTACAGTCAGCACGTGGAGATAGGTTAGCTAGACTGTAAGTTAAGGTAAAGACAAAGTCCAGACCACGAACATCTAGCAAGAGCGTGCTTAGCCAAAAGCGGGTGGGCTTCCAAAGATGGCAGTGAAAACTGAAGTGGTAACCTTGGTAAAGGTTCTAGTAGTTGATAGTTGCAACAACCTTTCTTTTTTCTTTTTTCTTTTTTCTTTTGGAGAATCCCATGCACGCCAAAGACACCAAAGTTATTATCTCTGCCACGTCCGCTTTCTGCAAGCAGTTCAACGGGCAGAAAGCCAAGGCCACCAGCACCGTCGGGAAGTCCGGTAACACCCAAGCTTACCTCCTGGATTCCGGCGGTTGGCTGTATCTGACTGACGAAGAAGTTACCATCGTCGGCTGATAGGCAACCTGGTAACACCTGGCCCAGGCAGCCTTGTTACTTTAAGTAAAAAACAAGACTGTCTCAACCAGTTGTTAGCTTTCATTGCAATGACAAACTGGAAACTTTCTTTTCTTAACAACAGATGGAGTTTCAAAATGACTGACCAAACCAACACTTCCGCAGAAACCGAAACCAACGCAGCCGAAGTGGCGCCGAAAGTTCCGCATCCTTCCATTGCGGCCGTGAAAGCCAAGTTCGACAACCTGGTTGACTTCAAGGTACAAGCGGTTCACTTCAAGACTGACAAGGAACTGGGTTTCAAGCGCCCAAGCTTCGAGGTTTCCATGCCGGTTCCTTCAGTCGAAGGCTTCATTGCCATCCTGGAAAACGGCGGCAAGGGGCTGGAACTGCTGCAAGAAGCTGCTGAAAGCCTTGTCTATTCCCAACTTCGCAGCCAGATTAATGATCTGCTGGAGAAGGGAGGCGACATTGATGAAACCAGTATCGACATCTCCAAGCTGACCTGGGACTATATCGCCACCCTGTCCAAGGAAGACAAGCGCGCCGCTCAGATCAGCAAGGAAACCTGGGACGATTTCAGCAAAGATTACATCGAAGTCGTTGTACGCATCACCGGCAAGGACTTGGAAAAAGTTGCCCTGGCGGCGAAGAACTTCACCACCAAACTGGCAAAAGTTCGCGGCAAGAAGACCGTTCTCAAGTTCCTGTCCGGCCAGTTGGACATCTGGTTCAGCAACACGGCCCGTGGCGAAGATTTCGCCGAAGTCTACTCCCTGCTGGACAAGAAGGTCAAGGAATTCATGCAGGAAGATGAAGATTCCCTGCTGGCCAACCTGGGCGGCGACGAGTAACCTTAGTGGTTCCAGACTGAAACTTTAAACGGGAACGGGCTGGGTAAGTTCCGGGGAAAACCAAATTCTCTAGAATCTGCCCAGCCTTTTTTGCGTTTACGGTTTTTACCAAGCTATCGAGTTAATCCCAAGATTAAAGGCAACTAAACATGGCCATACTCTATCCGCACACCTATCTTATCATCATGGATACCGGCGAAGTCTGCTATCTTGATAGTCTGACCGCCGATGTTCTTAACATCTGGGACTGCACAATTATTGACTTGCTTTCGAGCGCCTATTATGATTCGGTGCAGAAGCAATGGTTTCCTGTTAAGAATTTCCACGCGTATATTGCAGCGGTTACTTTGCACGAAATAGGTGAAAGACTTAACTAGTCGGAAGTGTTTGGAGAGTAACATGGCCCCGATGACCACGGTAACCACTGGAATCCTTGGAACCACTGGAATCCCTGAAAAGGAAACTGAGCTGGAACTTTCAAAGCAGCAGATATTCAATCATCTGATGGCCGGCGAAACCCTGGAACTGGCATTTCCGAGCGGTGACGAGAGTATTCGTTTTCAGAATGTTCTGCGTGTTTTCGTTTCCAGACAGCGAACTTTGATAGGCGATCTGGGAGCCGACATGAAAGTTGGTGCGCTAAAGTTCCGTCAATTCTCAACAGATGAGGGGGATGATGTTATCCTCAGAATTTCCATCGAGGAAAAGGTTGAGAAGAAGTTCTCAGTCAGGGTTATCTCGCCGGGCTGGTCTGAAACCCAGCTTGGAAAGGGGACAGGCGGTGAATAAGAAGAAAGTCCGCATGTACCAAAAGTTCTGGGAGTTGCTAAAGGCTAAGAAACATATAGCTTTTGAGTGCGACACCTTGGATGCGGCGCGGCTTAAGAAAGCGGTGATAAAAGAAAAGGATATGGACTTGGCTTTTAAGCTAGAATCTGCTGAGGCCGGCGACTTCTGGATACTTAAGACAACCTCGGCAGTTCTTGCTGGGGCGGAAGAAGAAGCAGAGGTTGGAGAAGCCAGTAGAACCCGCATAGAATTTTTTCTGGAACTCAGAAGTGACTGCGTTATCTGAAAGCGCGCTGGCCGGCATCGCCAGAATAAGGGCAGAAAAAGCAGCCGAGCGAGAGCTGTTTGCCTTAATTCATAGCAAGCCTGACTTCCCCGTCAAGTACATGATTCATGTGCTTGTTAAGCTAGAAGAAATTAACAAATCCTATGTAGCTTTTAATTTTTGCGAGCTGTTCACGCCGATAACGGAAGATGGCTACTTGGAGTATAAAGTCCCAAGATACGCTATAAGAAATCTATTCGGACTTGGCCGCTTGGCTAAGGTTTTTGGAACCGTCCCATCAGTTGTCTATAACTGGCTTCAGTTCTGGGATACCCCTGAGATTCAAATTGAAGGAGATGCAGAACTTATGACACCCCACCAAGAGGTTGAAATTAAAATGGCCGGACTGCGAGCCGCTTTGTTGGCAGATACCCCACAGCTTCCAACAATTCTATCGCAGATCAAGATGTATCTTTCCAAGAATCCGGAAGTTGTCACCATCCTGAGCGAAGATGAGATTGGCGAGATTGTCCGGGCCGCACAACACACTGCGAAAGTTAAACTTGTCGAAAACGCAGTGAAGGCAAAAGGAAAGAAAGCCTTGAAGGATACTGAGTTGGAAGATTTGATGTAATTCAAGACCCTTGGCGCGACGCCTACAAATCCAACCACACTCAAGATAACGAAGCTACCTTAAGATAAGGAAACTACCATGCCTGTTTACCGCGAACTAGCCCTGGTTAAAACTGCCTACAGAACTGCTGATGGAAAGACGTATGAAACCCGTGCAGAAGCTGTAGAGGCCGCGAAGATTTTGATACTTACCAGCATAGTGTTTAACTGCCCTTGTGTCTACCTGTCAGAGCGACAAACTGAATTGATAGCAAACTGCATCAATAAAGAGATAGACTTTACTTTAAAGTACCAGGAACCTGAGCTGGAACCGGAACCGGAAGAAGATCTGCCGACGGAACTTTCCACGCAATTTTCAGAAGCCGCTGGATTCGTTGACGGGCTGCTAATGGGCGGCGCTGGGGAGTTAAGCCACCTGGAAGGTGAAAAAGAATGAGAATCCAAGCTGCGAGACGCCTTAGTTATTCAACACTGATGGATTTGCACAAGTGCCCGCGCCGTTTTGTCCTGGGCAGACTGCGCGCTGAGAAAGAAACTAACATCCACTTCGCATATGGCGGAAGTTTCGGCGTGGGATTGCAAGCCCTCATGTCAGGCGAAACTCTGGAGATAGCAATCTGGGAAGCCTTCCTTGCCTGGCCGAAAGACTTTGATCTGATGGAGGAGAAGCTGAAGGACAAGAAAAGTTTCTGGTATGTTATCACCATGCTGGAAAAGTTCAACTCAGTCAAAGATCAGATGTTCCTTGATCGCGGCTGGGAAGTTGCTACCTTTAACGGTAAGCCGGCCGCCGAACTTGGTGCCAGAATTGAATTCGGTGATGGCTTTTACTATCTCCTGTTCATCGACCTGGTTCTAATCAATCGCTTCACAAATGAACTGAAAGTTTTTGAGTTGAAAACAACCAAGTACGACCAGCCGAGCGAGGCTCTTTACGCTAACTCCTGGCAAGCTATCCTTTACAGCATCTTCCTTGATGCGATAGCGAAAGAATACAGCATCGAAGCCTTCAGCAGCTATGAGGTTCTTTACTTCATCGCCAAAAGTTCCAAGCTGGACTTTGAGCCGATGCCGTTCAAGAAAACCAGCTTGCAGAAAGCGAAAGCACTGCAATACATCTTCCAGGATATAACCCGGATTCAAAGCTATGAGGAGGCTGGCAGCGATTTCCCAATGTATGGTGAGAGTTGCTTTGAATTTTCCAGCTTCAAGCCATGTCAGTTCTTCGGAACTTGCCACATGAGTTTGCCTACGCTATCCCTGAAATCTCCTGAAGAGCTGGAAATCTGGGAAGGCGACCGGGATGAAGAAAAGGAAGCAGCTAGAATCTCCTTTACACTTCATGCGCTTGATCTTATTGAGGGGCAATTAAAATGAAGCTTTCCCAAGTACCGCTTACGGCGATTCAAAAGATTCTCCTATACGGGCCGCCGAAATCAGGTAAAACTGAGCTGGTAGGTAAACTGGCGGAGAAGTTCAACTTGATCTGGGTTGACTTCGAGAACGGGTACAAGACTTTGCAGAAGTTGCCAATGGCCTGGCAGCAAAGAATAGAGCTTGTTCACATACCAGATCGGCGCGAATGGCCAGTTGGAATTGAAACAGCAATGAAAATTGTCTCCGGCGTGGAAGTTAAAGTTTGCGGCGAACACGGCCAGGTTAATTGCATCAAGTGCATGAAAGAGCCGGATGCTGATATAACAACTATCAACACCGCTACGCTGCCACCTGATACTATCCTGGTGCTTGATTCCCTATCTCAGATTGCCGTTTCCGCTATGAATAACATTACGCGCAAGATGCCTGATGATTACAAGAGCGACTGGGAAGATTACAGAAAGCAGGGAGCGTTGATGGATAAGGTGCTAACGAATATTCAACAGGGCAGGTTCAACTGCGTCTGCATTGGCCACGATGTTGACACTAGTAAGGATGAAAAAACCATCAAGTTATCTGCGCAGGCCGGCACTGCGAACTTCTCAAGAAACGTAGGCAAGTTCTTTGACCACGTTATCTACTGCGAAGTGAAAACCAAGCGGCACAATTTCGGGTCAGCTACTACCTACAGCAGCCTGGCCCTGACTGGTTCGAGACTGGATGTAGCCTTGGAAAGCATGGATGAGCCGAGTCTTATTCCTTTCTTCGATGGTAGCTGGAAACAGCATGTTGAGGAACTTCAACGTAAGGAGGTAAAAGCGACACTTGACCCCATGAAAGCGAAGCTCACCGCACTAGCGAAGCGTTAATCGAAGCACCCTTTTTCTTTCTAGCTTCTTTCTTCTTTATGAAATAACGAAGCGCCAAATCCTCTGGAGAGTACCATGTCTGAAAATCAAATGAACGACGAAAACCTGTCCCCCGAACTGGAAGATCTGCTTGCTGGTGATTGGGAATCACTGCCGGATAGCAACTATGACGCTTGGGCTGACGGTATGTATCACGCTAGTTGTACCGCCGCCGTTAAAACTGTAGCCGGCCATCCGTCTGTTGAATTCACCTTCAAGATGATTGAAGTGAAGGAACTGGCCGATCCCAGCACCACCCCGCCGGCAGTTGGCGGAACCAACAGCGAGCTGTGCACGCTGGACAACGGCATTGGCATGTCCAGTTTCAAGAAGTTCCTGAAAGTTTTTGGCCCGCACCTGGGCATTTCTAACCGGAAGGAACTGGTCGACGCCATTCAGGATGTCGAAGTTCTGCTGAACAACAAGCGGCGCTACGACAAAAAGAATGACGTCTGGCGTTTCCGCGTTGATAACCTGGTTTGTATCTAAGTCAGAGGGGCCGGGCCGGTTGAGATGATACCTAACTCTGCCGATGTTTAGTGAGTACCAACAGAGTTGAAACATCTGCCCACCCGCTGGTTAGACTATCCATGGGTGGGTTTTTGTTTTTGCTTTTTGTCCGGCGGTTAACTTAGGCAAGGATTAAATAATAATGAACATCCTTCTGTATATAACAAACTTTGACAAGTCATATCTGCCCGGCCTTAAGGGCATGTTTGGAACTAACAAGGTGTTTGTCAAGATTGGCTACAGTTCCATAGGTGCCGTAGTTCTTGATGCTATGAAGCACCAGGCCAAGGCAGTGGTGACAACAGATGCCGGGCTACTTAAAGATTTAGCAACTCGGGATGGTTGGGATGGGACTGGCGAGCGCCCAAGCTTGGATAACTACCAGGGTAGTATTTTTCACATCTCCGGCGGCGTACAAGTTCTGATCCTCAATCCGCTGCGCCAGATCTTCTCCGTGAACCAGGGGCAGTTCATAGCCAAGCGGTTCATATCTAAGATCACGAAGCCTGAGCAGTGGTTTCCAGTTCCGGCCTTTACTTATGAAGTTCTGGATGAGTCAACAGTTGAGGCAGCTTTCGAGCGGTTTAAGGGAGCTAAGTATCTTGCTATCGACATCGAGACGAACAGGTGGGTCAATGCTATTGACTGCATTTCCTACTGCGCTATATTTGTTGACCCAAACACCAGCCAGATAACAGCTGAGACAGTTGTATTCTCTGTAACAGATATGTTCTGGGTAGCCTGGATGCGAAAGTTTAACCAACTGCCCGCAGAAAAGATTTTTCAGAATGGCAAATATGACGTCACATACTTTTATATCTATGATGCAATACCAACGAACTGGCTGTGGGATACTATTGACCTGTTCCATTCCTGGTATTCCGAACTCCCCAAAGCATTGGATTTTCAGTCCGCGTTCTTGGTCTTGGACTTTAAATATTGGAAGCATGAATCTGCACTTGGGCGGGAAGCGAAACTCCAATACAATGCGAAAGATTCTTGGGTCACAGCTATGGCTTTCCTTAGCGCAGTCTGGGAGATGCCTAAGTGGGCAATGGATAATTATGTCATGGAGTTCCCACTTGTCCCCGCCTGTATGTACTGCGAACTTCAAGGTATCCGGGCTAATGAGAAAAGGCTAGTTGAGAATCAGAAGAAAGTTGAAGCTATCGGCGAGCAGCTGATATCCCGGCTGCAAAAGATGACAGTCCCTGGGTTTAACCCGCGAAGTCCTGTGCAAGTTAAAAAACTGATGCACATCCTTGGGCACCGGGATTGTGAGGATACGAATGAAAAGACGCTGCAAGCATTGGCCTTCAAACACCCGTTAACAGGCTTGCTTGTTGAGGGTATACTGGAATATCGTGGCGTTATGAAATTGGTATCAACCTATCTAGTGCCTGAGAAGATTTATAAGGGTAGGATTTTCTTCTGCCTGAACCCATTCGGAACTGACAGCGGGAGACTGGCCAGCCGTGAACATGCCCTATCTTACGTCTCCTATAGAGCTAAGAAGGGCGGTGAGCTTAAGAACATTGGCCTTCAAATTCAGAACATCCCAGTCCGGGATGAACTTTCAAAACTGGTGAGGGAATACTTTGAGGCTGATGAAGGTTTCCTTTGGGGAGAGGCAGATTATGAGCAGGCGGAAGCACGAGATACCGCATACCTTAGTGGGGATACAAACCTCATCGCAGCTGTTGATGGTGATAGGGACTTTCACGCAGTCAATGGAAGTGCCTTCTTCGGTATTCCTTACGAACAGATTGTTAACGAATTCGGCAAGGTTATTAACAAGGTTATACGCGACCTTGCCAAGAAAGTTAATCACGGAAGTAACTATAACATGGGCCCCTCGGTGCTTGTTCAGACTATGGGGCTTAAGAATATATATAAAGCAAAAGAGCTGCTTAAACTTCCAGCTAGCTGGGGGCCAATGCAAATTGCTGAGCACCTATTGGACACCTTCACAAAAGCCTATCCTGTGGTTAAGGGAGCTTGGTATACTAAGGTTATCGGTGACGTGCTTACAACGGGAAAACTCGTTGGGCCAACCGGCTGGACAAGATACTGTTTCGGCAAGCCAGATAAGAATAAGCAAGACCTTAATGCGTATGTAGCGCACCCGCCGCAAAGCCTCAATGCTATGACACTGAACAGGGCGTTTAAAAAACTCTTCTATGAAGTTCTGCCCGGTAACTTTGAAAATCTAAGAATCAAAGCTCAGATTCACGACTCCATTCTATTTCAATACCGTGATGGGCACCCTGAGCTGGCAGAGCTGGTAAAAGAAGCAATGGAGTTTCCGGTCACGGTTAAGGATACATTCGGAATTGAGCGGGAACTGCTAGTTCCAGCTGCTGTTAACCACGGGAAACGCCTCTGGGGAGAGCTTAAGTGACACCTTTCCTGGAAAGTTACATGAAGCTTTTCATGGACACCGAGCCTCCGAAGATCTTTCACCTGTGGGCCGCGCTTTCTGCCAGTTCCACCGTGCTCGGTAGGAATATCTGGTTTCGATTCGGCGATGGAAACATATATCCAAATCTATACATGATGTTCATCGGATCCCCCGGCAGCCGGAAATCCAGCGCTATTAAGTCGGCGAAGAAACTAGTGGTGAAAAGCGGATATGAAACTATTGCGCCCAATAAAAGTTCCAAGGAAAAGTTCCTGATGGACTTTGAACTAGGCTTCACTTATGCCAGTGATGAAATGGAGCCGGAGCTAGATGTTATGGCTTATCTGGATGGTGACATTGACGGCGAAGTTAAGGAAGTTTACATAGCAGCTGATGAGTGGCTGGCCTTCTTCGGAGAGGGTAATGTGAACTTTGCAACTTGCTTGGGAGACTTGTGGGATTACGAGGGAATTTACCGAGAGCGGTTGAAGAACTCCAAGAGTGTTACGATTCCGCATCCCACTGTTTCCATACTTGGCGGCGCAACTCACGAAACTTTCAAGCTGGCCTTTCCGGCCTCACTTCTTGGACATGGCTTTCTTTCGCGGATGCTGCTAATTTATGGTGAAAGAAGTCCGTTGCGGATAACCTGGCCCTATCCTATTACTGATGAGGACGAGGAGCCGATAATCCAGGCCCTAGCTAACATGCGATCTGGTTTGTATGGAGAAGCTAAACCGGATGATAGCGCGCTAAAGGCTTTGGATGAAATCTATCGCAGTTGGGTAGATCTGGAAGATACGCGGCTTCAGCACTACGGGACTCGCCGATTCACGCAGCTGTTAAAGCTATGCTTGACAATGCTTGGGCACAAGGGAAGCCTGGTGCTAACAGCTGAGGAAGTTATCGCAGCTAACACAATCTTAACCCACGCTGAGCAGTACATGGGGAAAGCATTGGGAGAGTTCGGCGCGGCCAAGACTAGCAATGTGGCGCACATCATTATCTCTCATCTGGAAGCTGCTTCGAAACCGTTGACAAGTAAAGAGCTATGGAAGTTGGTATCTAGGGATTTAGAGAGTCCCAACCAGCTGGTGCAGGTGTTGCAGAATTTACAGCACGCAGAGAAGATTCAATTTGTTAAGGACAGAGGTTATCTACCGATGAGAGTGGCCCGGCCCAGTTTGGATCACCTCATTAACTTTTCCCATCTTGAGAGGCTATTGGAAGAAAGGAGTCAAGTGAGATGCTTAACAACGAATTTGATCAGCTGATTGAAGAGATTAGCCGGCCTGTTGTGGATGATGGAAGTTGTGATGGCTGCTTCTGGAACACGTCTGGGCATTGGAATGATCCCAAGCGGCCATGCCCAAAGTGTTCACAGGAAACTAACCTTTACATTAGTCCTGTTGAACATGGGCGGGAGGAAGCTGAGATGACGCGGGAAGATCAAGTCCAGACGTGTCTGGAACCGATAGTTAGAGGTGACGACATGACAGACGAACAAATAAAAGCGTTGGCAGATGAGTGTGGAATAGACCCAGTTGGATACGACAGATGTATTGCATTTGCACGAGCGATCGAAAGCGCCCGAGGAGATTGAAATGGCACACAAAGACGACTTTACCGCCGATTGGAATGAAAGCAAAGGGAAAGTAGTTGATTTCAGAATTACCAATGGGAAGGCGCTTTACCGTCTTCCGTGGTATCGAAGAATCATGATGCGATTGCTTGGGCGCAGTCATTGGCATCATGTCAAGTTTCCGCCGCCCAACGTAAAGCTAACCGGCGCGAGTGGGCCGGCCGATTCGAAGTGAAGCCGGCAGTTCGGCGGCAACGTGACAAGACAAGGAAGTGACGATGACATTTCAGAACCGAGTAAAGCCGTGGATGACCGCATGCTTCGGCGAGCAGATAGCGAGCGACAAGGTTGAGCGCAACCACCGCTTTTTAGAAGAGGCGATTGAGCTGGTGCAGGCCACCGGCTGCACGCAAAGTGAGGCGCACCAACTTGTGGACTACGTGTTCGGGCGCTCGGTCGGAGAGCCGTCGCAGGAGGTTGGTGGCGTGATGGTGACGCTCGCGGCGCTGTGCCTTGCGCAGCATATGGACATGCACGACGCTGGGGAAATAGAACTGGCGCGGATTTGGACGAAGGTAGAACAAATCCGGGCGAAGCAGGCGGCCAAGCCGCGCCATAGTCCGCTTCCGGCCTAACCATGACGCCCAACGCCAGCCATGAGCGGCCGGCGCTCGGCGATGGATTCTGCACTTGATGATAAACGCTCAGCATGATGCAGATGTTTGGCGGCTGACGGAGGAATAGGAAATGGGACGAGAACTGAAGAGGGTGGCGCTCGACTTCGAGTGGCCAGAAAACAAGGTCTTGGTAGGATACATGAACCAGCACTACGCAAAGAGCCACGTCTGCGCAGCGTGCGGTGGAAGTGGTTATTCGCCTGAGGCGCGACGGCTGAAAGACCAATGGTATGGCCACGCGCCTTTCCGTCCAGAAGACAGGGGAAGCACTCCGTTACTGCCAACGCACCAGGCAGTGCTGGCGTTGGCAGAGCGCAACGTTACGCGCTCGCCAGAATACTACGGCAGCGCGTGCGACACCGCGCACATATCCTGGACTGCATATTGTCGTCTGCGTAATGCTATTGCGCCCAACGTAATCTAACCGGCGCCCGCGATCCGGCCGATAAAGACCAAAGCCCGCATTCCGGCCGTCCCGGTTGAAGCGCAAGTTTGGCACAACTACTGGAGAATGATATGAAATCATACCTCACATTAACAATGAATGTCCCTTACCTCGATAAGCCGTCTACTACTGGTTTATCCGCCAGAGAGGTGGAAGATTTATTGTTCGATTGGGATAGCGAAAACAAAAGGCGTAAGTGGCATAACGACCAAGGAGACGCCTATAAGGCTTTGGTCCCATTTGATATGCGCCCATACGCAGAGCGCAGGGCAGATTTTTTGCCCGCGCGGATGTTATTAGCAATAAGGAAGGAGGGTGGGGATAATTCAGAGATAAGGGGCGCGAGTGATGAGCCAAGAACGAAGTGAAGCTGCATGTTCGAGCGTCCCGCTTGACCCGCCTGTTGGGCGACGACTTATGTACTGTTCGTTTTGCGGCAAGAGCCAGGAAGAGGTCGGACTACTCATTGCAGGCCCCGCTGTGTTCATCTGCGACGAATGCGTCGAGGTGTGTATTGGTATTCTCAACGAGGCTATAGATCAGCGTAAGACGCCGACGCCCAACGCCAGCCATGAGCGGCCGGCGCTCGGCGATTAACGAAGGCGCGCAGGCTGTTCGCCGGTCCGCTCGATGAGCTTGTTGGGCATGACAGAGAAAGGGGAATGAGATGTGGAGATTCCGTATTTTGTTGCTTCCGTTTGCCGCTGTCGCGGAACTGACGCTGCTGGTCGCATGCTGGTGTATTGCACTGGTAAGCCCGGCTACTGCATCGCGGATCATGCAAGCGAATCGTGTTTTCCCTGGCGTTTACTGGTATCTCGAAAAATGACGCCCAACGCTTAGCTTGAGCTGGGCGAAACAGAAACAGGAGATAGGAAATGAAAGGTACTATCGAACTTCAACGGGCCGAGATGGAAAAAAATGATGCAGCATTACTAGCCGCTATCCCAACTGATTTCTTCTGCGCCAAGGCAATCATGGAACTGACGCGCGCACACTTCCCTAGAGCCGAGAAGTTTTCTATCAACACTGTACGAGTTAGATTGACCCGCATGGTACGTGATGGCAGGTTGTGGAATCTTGGAACTGTAGGCGCCGGCAAGACTATTTTCTACAGCAAGTTGCCTGGGATGCGCTCAACAGATGTTCCAGCACAGCTTATCCAAAAGATGACATCAGAGTCCAGACCTGGCGACCTATCCGAAGTTTCTAGGCGCTGGGAAGATATGCGCAGCTCAGGGCCGGCAATTGCTATGGATCGGCTGCAGGAAGTTTATGGTGGTGGCAAGCTGGTAGTTAAACAGTTGCCGAAATTTGCAGCTGCTCACACTCACAAGGGGATTTACTGATGACTAACCGGAACGGTAGCGATGGAGTTAGGAAGTATAAGCAGGGCCAGTACACGGTCGAGCTGTTTCCTGATAGCTACATCAATATGATGGATGAGATTCATAACCATCATCCGAAGCTGTGGCCGATAGTTCAAGGGGCCAAGGATGTGGCTACGCAGATTGAAGAAGTTGGAGTCTACTGTGAGTTCTTGATACAGGGTAGGATCCAAGTCTCTGAAATCTGCGAGCTTCTTTTGCGGGCACTTCAGAAGCGGCGCGGGAATATCTTGCTGCTAAGTTAGCTCCCACCGGCGGATGCAAGGGCTTCTTGATCTAACATATCATCAAGCCCTTCTCCGCCCATTATCTCCCACATCCGTCGCGAGTATGTGGTGTTCATTTTGGTCAATGCAATGTTGGCCACAGGAGTTCCATAGGTTTGCATGATTCTGTTTGTGAACCTGTTGAATCCTTCCATAGTTCCGCCGCTTTTAGCGTAGCGCATAGAGAACTCATCCCAATCCTCAGAAGTTGGATCCTCTCCAGACAGCAGTTTCATCCGAATGATCCTGGACAGGTCAGCGCGCAGCTCAATATCCTTAGCGCGGTATGAGACCATGCGATAGTTTGCATCCATGGCAATAGCTTCATTCAGCGGCTTAGAACCTATCAGGTGGGCTACAGTTCCCATTGAGACAATATCCGCATTGGCTTGAATTAGGCCGCCCTTTGAAGTGGTAGAATACCCCTGGGCAACTTGCATCAAGCCTGTCAGCGGGCGAGATATTCCGTTGTGCTCCAGGGCGAACTTCATCGCATTCCCTAGATCTGCACCCTGCATTAGATTGTCTGCGAAGCCAACCAGATTTTTTGTCACCTTAGAGAAGGCAGAAATAGCCGGCCACTCAGCCGGGTTTAGCGGGAGGATGGTGATATTCCTAGGGTTAATGTCTCCTCTGGTATAAAGAGCTGTGTCTGTGAAGAAGCCTATACCGCCGTACATAATAGCCTCTCCAACTTCCTGTCCAACCAGACTTGGAGTAAAGGAGTAAAGGTCGCGGTGCTCTGAGTTACCGGGTGCGTTTCCTACCAGGTGCATGTTGAGGAACTGGAAAGCTGGGAGAGATTGCATTCCAAAGAGTGAGGCTTGCAAGCCCAGCAACATGCCGGCCGCTTTCCTATCCCTATTGCCAAGGTGGCGGAAAACATTCTGAATAAGGTTGAACTGATAGCTTTGGAACAGACCCATAGCCTGGCCGACCGGCCCCTGGAAAATAGCAGGTCGCTGGCTGGCCTGAAAGATTCCGTTGATGCGGCTTGTGAAAGTATGGATATAAGCGGCGGCCAGTCTGTCCTCAATGCCGGCTAGTTCGGTTAGCTGCTTCATCATGTCCGCTGTTATCATCCGAGTTTTCTGCTCGGAGAAGTCAGAGAGGAACAACTTAGCAGCCCTATCAATCGAGTTGTTGTAGATCTCACCCAGCCGCGCCATGGATTCATTGCCGCGAACCGACATTTCATCTATCAGGTTGTAGTAATCTTTAACATCCGGCCGCACGATGCGAATATCGGAGTAGAACTTCGCCAGTTCAGGCCCTTGCTTGGGATCAAGGAGTCGGCGAATTGCGTTGTGCATAAGTTTCAGTGGCGTAGGCAGATCAATACCAGTCTGCGCTACTTTGTAACTAAGAGCTTTGCCGAGTTCGCCGGTAATCTTGGGATCATCTATATGTTTAAGGATAGATTTAACTTCCGGGAAAGCCAGGATAGGAGTTGAAACAGCATTGATAAGGCCGGCCGCATGATCCAATCGCAGGGTCAAGTTCACCGTCAGATTATTCATACCGGCAATAAAGCGGGAGACGATCTGCGGATCGTAGGTTGAGCCGTTAGCAGCCTTGAACTCGGCGTGCATATCCACACCGTCAGCAACTTTCTCATAGACCCGGCCAAGTCCAGCCTGCTCAGCTAGATCATTTGCTTCGTCAAAGGAGATGTGCTTCTGGGATGCGGAGAAGAACAGCTGGCGTACCTTGTTAAAAGCTGGCGTCAAGAATGCATTAACCTTTTCTTGCCCGGCATACCAGTTGGGGTGCTCATTGAAGCTGCTCATATTGAGCATGGTTTTGATGTAGCCAAGGTACGGATCGGAAACAGCAAGTTCCGAAGCCTTGGTAGTTCTGCGAGCTGCTGAAGTCGCCAGTTCCATGTGCCGGCTGGAGAGTGCTAGGAGTTCCTCCATTTCTTGGGCGTAGCGCAGTGAGACAAAGTTCCTAGTCAGAACAGTTGTCTGTTTTGCGATGTAGTCATTCAGATGGGCAACCATGTCGCCAGCTGAAACACTGGGATAGTAGTCAGCCAGCATACCTTCCCGGCGCATAAAGCTGTCAGTATCCGGGTCGTTCATCATCATGTTGTATTCAAAGTCGCCCTGCGCTTCGTGCCATTCGCGGGAACCTTTCTTGCTGATGATCTCAAACTTGGTCTGATCAATCTTAGCCAGCTTGGCAGTCAGCTCTTTATCAGTGCGCGCAGTCACAGCGCCGGTGGAAGTCAGGCCGCCAAGCTGCTGTTGCTTAGCCCGGATGAAAACAACATACGGGGTTTTCTTCAAATCTACCGGCGGCGCATAAAGGTGATTTGGATTCAGTACCGGCGAAAGCCCCTGGGCAGTGCGGAACATATTAACTTCATTTGCAAATTGCCCAGTAATGGAGTGGAAAGTTTTCAGAAAAGTCTGGGCCTCCTCATCTTCCACAAAGCGCCACGGCCGGAATCCCTCCCCTGTCAGCGTGAATCCTTCTTTCTCCAGTTCTTTGAAAACTGAAGTTTGTTGGAGTTCGGAAATGTTAAATGGACTGGCAGCGAAATCCCGATCTGGGTTTTGCATAAGCCTCTGGCGCACTCGGTCAAGTTTCTCCTCCAAGATACCAGACTGCCGCACGCCAGTTACTGGGTCTGTATAGTCAAACCAGATATACTTCTTCCCAGTTCTCTGTAAGCCGTGCAGGATTGAACTAGCTTCGGCCGCTGCTTTCTCATTGTTAAGAATTGCGTTGGCGCCGCCAAATGCGAATTTCTCAGTTCTTTCTTTCAGCAGCCGGTTCTTCAACTTCTCAGTCAAATTCCCGATATAGCCAGCTAGACTCTTTAGAGAGTAATCCCCCTCGAAACCTTTCAGAAGTCTAGCTTGCACACCAGTTGGATCGGCCGCTTGACGCACCAGTTCTGGGGACATGGGAGGGAAAAGTTCTGCGTCGGCGCCAGAGAAGCTGGCGAAAACAGTTTCATTCACTGTCTGTTGCAGCTTGATCTTTTCTGCTATTGCAGCCTCGCCGCGAAGAAGCATACCGGTGGCGTCATCAACAGGGTTGCCAACAGAATAGCGAATCTTTGCATAGCTTGGCTTCAGAACATCTATAGGATCTTGGATGAAGTGCTTGAAGGCCTGCTCAGCTGTAAGTTGCCCTTTGGCCAGAACATCCTCAATGGCTTGAACCGGCAAGTTAAGAACCCGCTGGATCTTGTGAATGGGGACAGTCACGCCGGCATTCAGCATAGCATCAATGTAGTGCTCGGAAACTTTCGCTAGCTCCTCGCTGAGAGACTCAAATACATTGGCTCGTCGCAGTGTTACGGCGGTGCCATCCAGGTTGGTAAACTTTAGCCCACTGAGAAAGTTCCAAGCTGCTTTGGGGTCAACAGACTCCTCTGCAATGGTGTTAGCAGTTCGCAGTGCGCGCACAAACATCGGTAGATCGGCCATGGAGATAGCAGAGCCGGGCTTAGTTTCTGTCATCTGCGCCAGACCCCAGCGCGCATGGGTGGAGAGGTAGCTATCACCAATGTTATCGACGACAATCTTAGTCACGTCGTCAATGTCAGTAGCAGCAAGTAGCGCGCCATTCCAGAATCCTGGATTCGCCTCATCTGCTAGTTTATTCCCGAGGCCTGCATAGAGTTCAGTTTTCCCCTGGTTTAGAGCCAGTTTCACTTGGACGTCTTTACGGCCGGCACTGAACAGATCGCCTACAGTTGCATAGGCAGTTTCTGTTATTTCACCAGTTTTCAGGTCAACTATAACATCGGCCAGGCGCAGGTTTTGTTGGATCTGCTCGCGCGGCAGCATGCCAAGTTTCTCCCTGGCTTTCTCAACTGCCCGCGAAAAGATTGTGGCTTCTCCCTCGACAGGGGCGCGCAGTATAACTTTACTATTACCGCGCACGTGAGGGTAACCTTTCTCATCGAATACAACATCCGCACCCTTGGCGTAAGCCTGCTTCACGCTTGCCGCATCAGTTCCAACAAACATAACGCTTGGCTGCTTTCCTGCAACTGCCCGGTATGGAAGAGGGGTTACACCTGGAAACGGAGTGCTAGATATGGCGTCAGATAGGCTGGCAATCTTTTTTCCGGCCTCAGGTGGGCGGAAATAAAATCGCTCGACAGGAATGGCGTCATCT